CCTCTTCTCACCTCCTCACCTCATAATTTTCATCATGGCTCAATCTACTCGGTGGTGTTTCACCATTAATAATTATACTAATGAAGATGAAACCCGTCTCCAAGCCCTCAACCCAAAGTACCTCGTCTATGGCAGGGAAGTCGGGGACTCTGGGACCCCCCATCTCCAGGGATTCGTCATCTTCGAAACCCGCCTCCGTCTCTCCAGTGCTAAGACCCAGATTGGTCAAACGGCCCACCTTGAAGTCGCAAGAGGCACCTCCGCTCAAGCAGCCGATTACTGCAAAAAAGACGGCGACGTCTTTGAATACGGCGAAGTCCCCTCTCAAGGAAAACGCACCGATTGGGATGAATTCCTCGAATGGATCAAAGCCCAAGAAACGCGTGTCAGTCGAAACGATCTCATCCTTAACTTCCCCAAACTCTGGTGTCGCTACTCCCAACGTCTCCTCGACATCGCAGAAGCGCACGCTCCCACCCCCCAGCTCGTCGTCGGAGAGCCAAGAGACGGATGGCAGTCTCAGCTCGTGGATGAGCTCTGTGGACAGCCAGACCAGCGTGGAATTCGTTTCGTGGTAGACCCCGAAGGTAATAGCGGTAAGTCCTGGCTATGCGCCTATATGCTACAGACTAATCCCAGTGTAGTTCAGATCCTTAAAACCGGAAAAGAAGCCGATATGTGCTATGCTATTGAAGAATCGAAGTGTATTTTCTTATTGGATGTCCCCCGGTCCCGCATGGAATTTCTACAGTACTCGGTACTGGAACAACTGAAAGATCGCATGGTTTTTTCTACGAAGTACAACTCTCAGATGAAGATAATTTCTCATTTGCCTCATGTGGTAGTTTTTTGTAACGAAATGCCAGACATGGAGAAGCTATCAAGTGATAGATATATGATAACTGAAATCTAAATAGTAGTGAACTGTACTGTTCTCTTTTTTAGTGTTCGCTTTTTACTTAACGACGGCGGGGACGCCACTGACGCATGATTCGGCGGAGAACCCAAATGCCACCAAAATTCGGAGAAACTTGAATCACGCGGTACCCGGGGAAATAGTAAGAATAGCGACGTCGCGCTCCAATTCTCATCCCATCATACATTCGTCCAGGAAAACGGCGACGCCGGTAGGGGTTGCGAGAATACATCTTAATTGCGGGTCTCTCTAAACACAAGCACACAGCGGGATTTCACACGGATAGCGTTAGAAACACCCTGATCACCTTGGTCGGCCCCGAAATAATCTGCCCACCACACGAAATACACTTGGCCACTCTCAGGTTGATTTGTGCTTTGATCGAATCTAATCTGCCGGTTCAATTTCATGTACCACTTGAGGGTCCTGTAGTTCCTTCCACTCTCCGTCCTGATACTCTGAGCCTCCTCCTGCTCTCTGCCTGCAGCAATGAGCTGAATACGCTTATGTTTCAAAACTGTGTAACGATCGGTGTTGATCGGATTATAATGAAACTGGATAGAGTTTAGGCTGAAGTCAAAGTCCTCGCTTCGGTTCTCATCGTATCCCCGGAAGAAGTCATTGAGAGAGATCCCGGAGAATGTTGAACTTTTTGGCGCGATGATACACATGTTTACGTAGAGTGGCGCAGTGATTTGATTTCGAACTTCAATGTTGAACTTGAACCCGCGAACATTAATTATCTGACGTTGACGCTGATGGATCCCGGTACCACTGTTCACGGCAATCAGTGGCGCGGACACTAACTGGCGGGTATCTCTTGTCTGGTCTTCCTCGAAGAGTGACGTGACTGTCTTCGTGTTGGAACTTCCAACAGGTTCTCCAATGTTCCTGCGACTAAAACTCGCCCCCCGATTACCGCCACGACGACGGCGAGAATAACGCCGACGTTTATATCCACGCGAATAAGCCATTCTATCGAGCTCGTCTTGTATGTTCGGGGTTCTCAAAAAGAAGTATGGATCCGGTCCACCAGCTTCACCTACCTGTTCTTCACTTAATGCTTCGTTATGGTAGCGGTTGAAGTCGCTTCCCATAAACTGCTTGAGTTTCTTTTTTATGAACGACATTTTTTGTGAGCACAAGTTGTGGTGTGTTAGATCAGTATTACCTAACACACCTCTTCTCACCTCCTCACCTCATAATTTTCATCATGGCTCAATCTACTCG